TTGGGATTAAAATATGGTGAATATGTTAGAAGAAGTATCAACAATAAAAATTGGAGTATTGGTAACATGATTTGGATAAATGATAGCTTTAAGGCAGTTGTGGACATGATTCGTTATGCCGACTTCGGGAAACGGTATCAGTTAATTGACCGACTTTATAAACAGGGGGCAAAGTTTGTGAGGGAGTACGATAAGGTTTTAGAAATCAATCAAGGCAAGAGAAAGGAAACAGTTTATGGACTAGAAACAGAAACGGGAAATTATGTAGCTTGGGGATATGCTTCTAGCAATAGTCAATATATGAATGATTGTATTCCTACCGAGGACGCTGATTTTAAACGAGATTGGTTTAAGTATTTTGAATATAAAGATATTGAAGCCAAACCCCTGTCAAGATTTTCAATGATTGACCCCGCCCTTTCACAGGAAAAAACAGCCGATTATACTGCTATAGTTACGGTGGCTTTAGATGAAAATAGCAACATTTACGTTTTAGACGTGAGGCGGATTCAAGCCAAGCCCCAGGGGGTAATCGAGGAGATCTTCAAAGTTTGGGAACANTGGCACCCAGTGTACATGGGAATAGAAGAGGTGGCTTTTCAAAAAGCTCTACGTTATTCCCTCCAACAAGAAATGAACAAACGAAATTTGTGGCTGCCCCTAAAGGAGGTTAAGCCCCAGCTTAGAACTAAAGAAACTAGAATCAGGGGACTTCAGCCACTTTACGCCAACCAAAAAGTGTTCCATAATAAAGCCATGGCCAACACGGTCTATTTAGAAGATGAACTATTGCGGTTTCCGCTGGGCAAACATGATGACATTATCGACGCTCTCGCTTATGGGCTGGATTTCTGGTATCCTGGTAAACGCAAAGTTAATGTAAACCACGGAAGGCGTTACCTTTATGCCTGATTTAATAATCAACGACAAAGCCAAAATTAACAAAGACTATCATCCTGGCGATAAAGAGCAGGAACTAAGAAAATGGGTTTATAAGCGAAAGCAGGACATGGAGTATGCCACCGAAAGACAGCGGATGGAGAAAGAGTGGAATGCTGGCGAGAAGGCTTGGGATGGTTATCGGAAAGAAAAAGGCCCCGACGATTGGCAATCTGATTATTACATTCCTCTAACCACAGCAGTAATTGAATCAATTCTTGCCGAGGTGGTCGATCAATCCCCCCGACCCCTAATTTTGCCCCGTGGAGCTGAAGATGCCCCTAAGGCGACAATTGTGAAACACGCCTTTAATTACACCTGGGACGTGGCCAATGGCGATGAAGAAATCCAAAAAGTTTTCAAAGGGGCTTTGATTCGGGGAACTGGAATTGCCCAGGAATATTACTTAAAAGACAGGCGTTTGGTTCGGGATGTCCAGGGTTTCCACAAGAATAAGAGAAAAACTGTTTTTGACACGAAGGAGCGGGAAGTGTTTGAGTATGATGACCCGATGATGGAAGAAGTTTCTTTGTGGGATTTATTCGTTGATGAGAAAGCCAGAGATTTTAACCGGGGAAATTATAAGGCCAGGGACTGTATCAGAAGATACATCATGAATTACCGGGATGCCAAAATCCAATTTTCAGGCGATGTTTGGAATCCGATGGGTAATTTCAGGTTTGTTAAACCAGGTGGAAATACTGATTACTACCAGTTCTATACTCCGCCGACAGGAATGGACCACGGCGAAGACGTCGAGGTTTTGTGGTACTGGGCTAGAAAACCAGAAGACTTACTAGTAGTGATGATTAACGATGTGGTGGTTCGGATGGGTCCGAATATCTATAAGCACAAACAGTTACCTTTTGCCCGGGCGGTTGATGTTTCCCGGCTAGATCACTTTTACGGCAAAGGGGAACCAAGACTTTTAGACTCTGTCCAGGAAGAACTAAATACGATCAGGAGAATGACGATTGACAGGCATCATCTGGATATTGATAAGACTTTTATAGTTCCGCCCTCGCTTTCGCTTGACGAACAGGAATTAATTGCCCGTCCTCATGGTTTAATTGTCGCTGAAAACCCTAAAGATGTTACCCCGCTGGAGTATGGAGATATTCCGGTATCAGTCCAGATAACCCAAAAGTCTATCCAAGAAGATGCTGTTAGGGTTACTGGAGTTGATGATCGGGTTCAGTCTTTAGCCAAAACCCCGTCCACAGCGACAGAAGCGGCTATTTTGAAAGAATCGACTCTAAAAAGAATTAGAATGAAAATCAGAAGTTTGGAAAATGGTTTCTTAACTGATATTGCCAGGATGCGGGTAGCCAACATCCTCCAGTTTTACTCCCAGCCCAAACTAGAATCTATTGTTGGTCAGGCCGGAACAGCCGAATACCAAAGGGAAATGGCCCGTTTAGCCAGAGAAGGATTGTTGACTTCTTTTGAAGGCAAGCCCATGAAAAAACAATTTAAACAAATTCCGATCCAGGGCAAAGAACTAGCCCCTGACGCTACGGGAAATTTTGCTGAACGGACAATTACTGGTACTTCATTCTTTACTTTAAAGCCGGAATTCTTTATGCCTGTAGCCCGAGCTGGTTACGACATCCGCTTTGAGGCCGGAGCAGAACTGCCGATCTCAAAACCCCTAATGCAGTCGAAGATGCAGGAAATGTTTGACCGATTACTGCCGATTGCAGTTGAAGGCATTACTACTTACGACCCGGAGAAACTAGCTGATATGTTGGTTAAGATTAACGATATGAACCCGCAAGAACTAAAGAAAGAACAAGGTGTAGAAGAAGCCGGTATTGAATCTCAACGATTAGAAATGGCCATTGATCTAGCCGGGCAGGAAAACCAAGCGATCTTGGGTGGCAAGCCGATCCCGCCCAACGGTACTCCTTATGCTCCGCCATCTCACACGATGGTTCACATCGGCTTCCTAAAAAGCCCACAAATGAAACAAGCATCTGAAGACATTTACAAGCAGTTGCTGGCTCACGTTGTGGGAGAGATGCAGGCTCAAACCCTGCGTCAAGGCGGAACTGGGTTGACGGCCAGTGCTATGGGAACCCCAGGGGGAGCCCAAGGTACACCCAACCAACCCCAACCTGGTCAGTCCGCCCCGATGAGTATGGGTAGTCCTCCGACAGCCCCAGGAGCGATGAATAACATTATTCCTGGAATGATTGAAGGGGGAATGCAAGTTCCAACCGGAAAGGCACTAGGAGGCTAATGAGAAAGAATGTAGAAATGACCCTGATCCTTAAAAACAGCAGCATGGACAGATTGTCGGCTTTAAACAAAATCAACAAAGACGACGGGATGAAAAAAGAGATGAGGGCTTTATTAGGAGAGCTTTTGCATTTAGCTGAAACTTCTATAGCCCGATCTGCTGGAGGAGTAAGCACTTTAGACACAATGATTGATGCCTCAATTAACCAATCTTTTTACAGGGGAAGAATTTCTTTGGCAGTTTTAATAAATGCTTTGATTGAAAACTCTTCGGCAGAATTAGAGAAACGGGATGAGTTAAAGCGGAGGAAATAATGGCTGATTTTAGGCCCTTAGATAATGTCGGCGGTTGGATTTCCGGCATGGTGAGAAACCTAGACCAGTGGATGAAACCAACAACTTTAGAAAAACCCAGGATTCCGGCTCCAGCTCCAGCTCCCTTACCGATTGCCCGTCAAAGAGGACCAATCTCACCCCTACCCGCAGGTCAGGGGGCAGAATCAAGGGGCTTTATTTCTCCCTTACCAGACCAAGCGGTTCCTTCGATTCCCTCGCCTATTCCCAGTCCGACACCAGAGCCGTTTGCTGGTTTATCTCAGTATGGAACTCCTACTCCACCACGAGTAATTGCTGAGTTAATTAAGAAATACTTTCCTCCAGAGGAGTGGGAGAATGCAGCTCGGGTAGCGTTTGGTGAATCAAGCTATAGGCCGGAGTTAGTCGGACCGACGAATGATTATGGCCTATTCCAAATTTCCCCCAAATGGCAATCCCAAAATCTAGTTAAGCAAGGATTTTCTCCAGAAGATATGATGGACCCAGAAAAAAATGTTCAGTTTGCTTCTTGGTTGCAAAGCCAGCAGGGATGGAACCCGTGGGTAGCGGCTAAGATAGCAGGCATAGTTCCTGAATAGGGGGTGAGTTATTTATGAAGTTTGAGGATATGCAGAAAAAAAGGAAGATGATGATGGGTAAAAAAGAAATGATGATGGGTAAGAATAGTGGGAAAAAAATGGCCAAGGGTAAGAAAAAAAGCATGAAGGTAAAGTATTAGCTAGTTGACTTTTGAAAAACTGTATGTATAAATTAACTATGGGGCAGATCCAAATAGGATTCCCAAGGAGATAATATGGCAAACGATGCCAAAACAGCTCCCGCACAAGCGGAGAAAGCTGAAGGAGAAAAGGTTCCTCAAGTCAGCCAAGAGGGAAAACCAGTAAAGGCTGAGGCTCTTTCACAAGATGACCTTCCAGAGAACTTGAAAAACAAGTCTGCTGAGGAAATCGTCACAATGTACCGCAACCTCGAGAAGAAGCTCGGTGAGCAATCTGGCGAGGTCAAGCAGGCCCGTGACACTCAGGAGAAGATGAACCTTGTTTTACAGGCAATTTGGAGAAATCCCGACGTTTATCGGGGCGTGGAACGAGAGATGCAATCTCTTGCGAAAGGGGAAGCTGTCTTAACTGACAGAAAACCCTCGGAAATTCCTACCGATGGAGAAGGGAAAAAGGAAGCGGGGAAGCCTGAAGAAGCTGCTGATAGCGACTCACGTCGTTATTTAGAGAATCAGATCATATCTGATTTCCAGAAAAAGTTTGGCTTAGAACGACTTCCAGCCCAGGAACGCCAAGAGCTCATGCAGAAAATTTCGACTACATGGGCGAATATGTTAGATCCCAAGGGCAGGAAGACCAAACAGGAGCTTCTGGCTAGTGTCGAACTAGACACGCTACCGACCCAATTAGAGAACGCCTATTGGATAACCCATAAGGATTCTTTGGACTCTCGGGGCGATCTTCCTAATCAGGATGTAGCTTCCGTTGGCTCAATGCCAACAAGCTCAGGTAAGTCAGAAGGCGTAGAAATGACTTCCGAAGAGCGAAAAACTGCTGAGAAGCTGGGTGTATCGCCTGATAAGTACATCAAGCGGAAACAGCAAATTAGTAAAGAATTTATAAAGGAGTAAACTATGGCAGGCTTTGAATATAGGGGCCAATTAAATGGTGCCCAAAACCCCGTAACTTTGTCGACATTAATCGGCAATAGTCAAACTGTTAAAGTCGGGGATTCGGTCAACCTTGATACCTTAGCCAATGGTGGCGGGGTAATGAGGGCGGATGCCGGAGATAAAGTTTTAGGTGTTATTGCAGGGATTACTGATGCTAACGGCATCGACCTGGATAATACCAGTACCGACAACTATGACGGTACCTGGACATCGTCCAGTAAGACTTATGTGGCAACGTCAGACAATACTACCGATAAAAAGGTGAAAGCCTTGGTAGTAGTGGACGACAATGCTCTCTGGTATAACGATACAGCGGGAGCTTTGGTAGCTGCTGATGAGTTCAAGTATTTTGACTTGACAGATCAGGACCAAATGGCTGACCAAGATGGTCACAATACTGCTGGAGCGTTCGTTCTAATCAAACGTGACCCAGATGGTGATGGGGATGCCTCAAAAGGCATTTTCAAAATCGCTGAGCACTGGTGGATTAGTGCGTCCCAGGGTTAGTATTATTAAATAGAAAGGAAAACCTATGGCAGTTTATAGAAGCAATTTCGGAGATCTGCTGGAGCCAGGCTTCAGAGAAATCTTCGATGATGCGTTCCAAGAAGAGCCCATGGTTTTTGAGCGGATTCTCCGAACTGAAACGTCCACAAAACAGGACGAGAAAGATTCGGGAGTCACTGGTTTCGGCCTGTTACAGGAAACCTCCGAAGGTGCTCAAGTGGATTATGAGGATCCCGTACAAATGTACGATGTCCGCTATACCCACAAAAAGTACACCAAGGGATTTAAGGTTTCTGAAGAACTGGTGGAAGATGACCAATACAACGTCATCAAAGGGAAACCGGCTCAATTAGCCAGAGCAGCTCGTAGAACCGCAGAGTTCTATGCTGCATCGGTGTTAAACAATGCGTTTGTTTCCACCGTCCTAGGCGGAGATGCACAGGAACTAGTTTCCACAGTCCATCCTCGTTCAGACGGAGGTACTTCTCAGTCCAATGCCAGTTCTACTGGATTAACATTGACTGAAGAGAACCTGGAAACGGCTCGTATTGCTTTCCGGCAGCAATTAGATGACAAGGGGATGAGAATCCAAACCATGCCCGATCGTCTGATTGTTCCAGTAGACCTGGAGAAAGATGCCAAAATTATTGTTGGTTCAACCCTGAGGCCAGGGTCGGCTGACAATGATCTGAACATCTATAAAGGGTCTTTGGATGTAATTGCTTGGGAGTATATTACGACCAACAACACGATGTGGTTCCTTCAGGATGCAAGTCAGCATAAGTTGACTTGGTTCTGGAGAGTTAGGCCAGAGTTCAAGCAGGATGTCGCTTTCGACACCGGCATGGCTCTGTTTAAGTGCCGAGCCAGATTCAGCTACGGCTGGTCTGATTGGCGAGGATTCTGGGGCAGTCTCGGAGACGGGGCAGCCTACAGTGGTTAATTAACCACGTAAAACAGGAAAAGGTGGGGATTGACATTCAGTCCCCACCCTACCTACAATATAAGTATGACGACACATTTGAATTTTGCAGGCAGAATAAGAACTGCATCGTCTGATCCGAGCAATGCTGTTGACGGAGATCTTTATTTTGATACGGTCAATGCCCGTTTATCCAGATATGATGGTACCAGATGGCGGGCAACTAACGCTTGGACTACAACTTCTACTTCAACCTCAACCTCAACCAGTACCTCAACTACGACTTCATAATGTCTAGCCAAAAACTATCTACCAGCGGAACTCATCTTTCCAAGTTTAAGGGAAGGATTAGGGTTTTGGCTAGTGACCCCTTGAAAGATATTCCAGGCGGTATCCGTAATGGGGACATGTATTATGATTCAACCCTCAATGCCTATAAGGTGTATTGGAATACTAAATGGTATGGTTCACCAGTAGTTTCGGCAACCACGACCTCTACCTCCACTTCCACAACCACTACTAGTACTTCCAGCTCAACGACGACGACCTCTACTAGTACCACAACTACTAGCACTTCAACCACTACTACTAGCACTTCTACAACGACTACTTCGACCAGTTCATCCACCACAACGACTAGCACTAGTACCACGACTACCAGTACATCGAGCAGTACATCAACAACGACATCAACCAGCACATCTAGTTCTTCATCAAGTAGCACTACCACTACGGTCTAATATGGGATCAACACACTACTCAAAATTTGTTGGCATATTTGAATCCAGGACTGATGATCCGGCTGACTTAGTTGCTGGTAGACTTTACTATGACAATAACGACCATCAGCTTAAAAGATGGAACGGAACTGCCTGGCAGACTTTGAATTTTAATACAACGACATCAACGAGTTCGTCAACGACAACGACCTCAACTTCAACGAGCACTACAACAACCTCAACCAGCTCGTCTACGTCGACAACCACTTCATCATCAACTAGTACGTCTACAACCACAACGGTGTAGCCATATCTCAAAAGGAGGTAGTATGGCAGTTATCATCTACAATCCCAGGACGTTTGAGGGGAGGCCTTCTCAACCCATAGACTTTTTATGGGGCGGGAAGATTTATAAATTAGCAGTCAACAGCATGGCTAAATTCGAAGACGAAATAGCCAAAGAGTTGTTAAAACGCTACGGGTTTTTAGAAGAAGTTAAACCCGAACTCTTGCTAGACATCAATAAAAGGATGTCGTCAGAGGTTTATAAATGCGAGTATTGTGCTGCCGAGTTTTCCTCAAAAAAGGAATTGCAGGGACACCTGTTGGGCAAACACAAGTTGTCCAAGGAAAACGCCGAAATGCTTGACAGTATTCCTGGGGCTGAAATCACAGAGTTTGGAAAGCCTAAAAAGCTAACCATGGAACCGGAAATCGAGATTCCTGAGGAGGGAGTTATCGATAGTAGCGGGGTTGAGTGGGTTGGTGAAGGCGTAGAAGAAGATAAAGGAGGTAAATAATGGCCACATCTGCAACCTATTCCCGCCCAATCAGAAGGACAACCTCTGGATATTTCATCCAAAGGCCGACTACAGTATCAGCAATCTGCGTTACCCCAGCAGGGGGCGATGTCAGAATTGATCTGTATGACGGCGATCAGGGTGGACAGATTGTCTGGAGCATGGAAGCGGATAACGCCGCTAGCTCAACGACTATCAATTTTAACCCACCGCTTATTTTCAAGAATAAGATTTACGGGGCAATTGATAATCCAGATGGCAATGGTAGTGTTCAAATTGCCGTAGCTGAACCTGCCGAAGCTGCATGAGGGATGATTACAACGAATTCCTACAGAAGCTAAAGCCGTTTGCCGAAACCAAGGGATTAACTAGTTTAGACCTTGAAGCAATTTTTGAATCGATTCCTACTTCGCTCTTACAGGGAACGGGTAAGGTTCCTTATTTAAAAGAAAAACCAGAGAAAGTAGAGAATGGGATGATGTGGATGGAAGCCGATGGGCTTCATATTTGGTACAATAATGCCGAGAAGATAGTATCTGGTTCTTGACCTTTAAGTATCATCATGCTAGAGTGCATCAATGACTCAAGCTGCTGACAACAAACGGGTAGCCATTTACACTAATTTTGCCGATTACGATTTTACCTATTCCTTGATTCATGTTACCGAAGACCAGATTAAAATGCTGGTCAAACACGGTTATTCACCTAAAGTAATTGTTTCTGAGAGCTTTGTACCTAAGGGAGCCTTTGCGTGGCCAGAAGTTGAGCTTTTGAAAATTCCCAATGTCCCCTGTCATAACGAAGTCAAGAAAGACGAAACCTTTGAGAAGGACGTGGAATCAATCGAGAAAGCCTTGCGGGAACACCTTAAAGATGTGGATGTCTGCATTACTCAAGATATAGTCTACAAGCCCTCAGAGTTAAAACATAACTTTGCGGTTAGAAGGCTGCTCAAGGACTTTCCTAAAATTAAGTGGTTACACTGGATTAACTCGGCCACTCCGCCTGTAACCTTAAATCAACTAATGGGAGTGTTTACCGATGAGTATTTAAATCTAGTTAGAATGCCATTCCCTAACTCTTATTATGTGTTTTTTAACGAGATTTCTAAGGGAATGATTGCCAAAAACTTCGGAGTTACTCAAGACCAAGTTAGAATTGTTCACCATCCTTCGGATATGGATGTAATTTACGGGGTAACTGACAAGAACCTCAAGAGTTTCATCGACAAGCGGGATATTTACTCGGCTGATGCTATCTGTTTGTACCCCATTCGCCTTGATAGGGGTAAGCAAGTCCAGTTTGTCATTAAAACGATGGCTAAAATCAAGGAATTAGGCATGGATGTCCGCTGTATCATTGCTGACTTCCACTCAACCGGTGGGGACAAGGTAACTTACAGAGATGAATTGAAACAAATGGGGACAGATTGGGGATTAACGCCTCAAGAGTTAGCATTTACCTCTGAGTTTTGTGAAGATTGGAAGCTATCTGTGCCCTATGAGAACATTTTGGCCTTATTTAGGATGAGCAATGTCTTTATTATGCCCTCGGTGTCTGAATCTTACTCTTTAATTGCTCAAGAAGCCTGTTTAACCAAGAATGTCTGCGTATTTAACCAAGACTTTCCTCCGTTCAGGGACATCTTCGGCCCTAACGCTATTTTCAGGAAATACTCAAGCAATTGGGACTTAATGGCAGGTTTTGACGAGGCAATGGGTAAAGATTCTTTAGGTGGGGATAAGTTTACTAAGACAGAGTATGGCCCGAGCAACATCTCCAACGAGGAACGCAAACGCCAAGAGGGTAACTACCATAAAGATACCGCCGGAATGATTGTAGACCGACTACGGACTGACCCTGAGATGGCTTTATCTATTAGGACGAGAAAGTTAAGGAATTTAGATACAATCTTCAAGAAAGAACTTGAGCCACTTTTTTATGGATGATGCCTGTATCGTAGGAAGTGGTATGGTGGGGAAAGCCACCGCTAAAGCCCTATCTATCCCTTTTTACTTTGATATTTTAGGAAGCAATATAACTTTGGAGCAAGCGGCAGAGAAAAGGTATATCTTTATCTGTTTGCCGACTCCGACAATTAAAGGGAGGTGCGACACTCATGAGTTATCCCAGATCATTAAACAAATCAGGGACTATGGAAAACAAAACATCTTTGTTATTAGATCTACTGTTAATCCTGGTTTTTGTCGTAGCCTTGATACCAGCCTTGGTATTAGAAATGTGGTACACGTGCCTGAGTTTTTTACAGAGGCGACGTGGGAAAAAGACGTAGAGAATCCTGACATTATTGTTATCGGGGCAGAAAGCAAGGATTATAGAGAAGCAGTTGAGGGAATTTACAAAGCTAGATACCAACGGGGGGTAGAGATTATTCTAACTGACAGTATTACTTCTGAGCTAATCAAGTGGGCGATTAACGGATTCTATGCTACCAAGGTAGTCTATGCTAATGAGATTTATGACTTTGCCCAGAAAGTGGGGGCTAACTACGAAACAATTAAAGACACGATGTATAAGCGTAAATGGATTGGGAAGAACCATCTTAACATCTGGCGGGGCGATAAACGTGGGGCGGGGGGTAAGTGTTTGCCCAAAGACCTTGAGGCATTAGCGGAGATGTCCCAATCCTCCCTCTTGCTAAAAGTGCTGGAAAGGAATAATCATTATATTCATGCCTAAACTCACCTCCATAATTATTCCTATCTACAATACCGATTTTCCCCTATGCCACTACACTGGTTTTTGTATCGGTAACATCAGAGAATTTACCGATAAAGAGAAAACCCCCTATGAGATTATTATCGTTGACAATGGTTCAACCGTAGAGCTTGGGGGCTGGAAGTGGGATCAGGTAGTTGACCAGTATCACCGGTTTAATGAGAATAAGGGTTTTGCTGCCGGAATGAATCAAGGCTACAAAATGGCCAAGGGGGATTATATCTGTTTTATGTCAAACGATGTCTTTGCCTATGACCACTGGCTAGAGGACTTTCAGGAGGCCCTAGAACACGTAGGAGCAGTCAATGCTTGTCCGATGTACGATATGCCCTGGGGAAGGGCTCTGGAAGCGGCTAAGCGACGGGCAGAGTGGCTTAGCGACACTAACCCTGACCATTACCTAGTTGCTGCACCAGACTTCTCTTTAATGATGACAACCAGGAAAATAATCGAGGAAGTTGGCCTTTTAGATGAGAACTTTGGTCTAGGTTACAGCGAAGACGTAGACTGGCGGATTAGATTAGAGCAAAAAGGCTACCAGATTAAAGCTGACAAACGGGTGAATACGCTTCACTTGGGCGGGGCGACTAGATACGAACTCGAGAAACAGGGGACTAACTTTGCTGAACTAATGAACAAAAACAAAGACTATTTAATCAAGAAGCATGGGATCGATAAGGATGGTGTTCCAGCTTGGAGAAGAAATGAACCATGAAGTTTTCAATTTTAACGAGTTACTATGTTGATAACGACATTAGAGAAAAACAACTTAAAAGGACAGTCGGTTCGGTCCTCAATCAAACAGAGGCGGACTTTGAGTACATCCTCTGTGATGATGGTTCACCGAAAAGACAAGAGTTCCCTGATGATAAAAGAATTGTCAAAGTCGAAGGTCCTCATCTTGAGAGGGTGGTTTCCCTCAATCGAGGCCTCGACATTGCGAAAGGAGATTGGATAGTCTTTATCGACGCAGATGACGAATTGCTGTCTTATGCCCTAGAAGCAATGAGCCAAATGATAGACAACTACCCAGACTACAAACTTTTTAACTATGGCTCAATTCACATCCACAAAGACTACGTCGCCACCATTAGGGGAGCTTTTGAACCAGAACAACAAGATGTTGGACACGTTGTATTCGGAGGCGGGAATATCGTCTCAGGCACGTTTTTCTTTTCCAGGGATTGCTTGGAGAAATATGGGGGATATCCAAAAGAAGGCCGGATGTGGAGCCCTTGGGACTTTAGCATTTCTGCTCAAAAGGAGTTTCCAGAGATTAAGCCATATTTTACGGTCAATGATAATCCGAATCATCCGCCTGGAACGCCTAAAGAATTGGGCAATCCGTGGGGTCAGGATTTCTATCTTTTTTATAAACTTACTCGTTATTACCATTCGAAACCATTTCAAATCCCTCTCATTATTGTCCACCACGAAAAAGGTGAAGCGTGGGGTCACGAGATCAAAAAGGAGGAAGCCTAATGCCAGACGTAAAACCCGTTGATATTTTCGTGACTGCCTACTTGAGGCAGTACTACACCGAGCAGACTCTTGAGTATTTAGAGAAACGAACTAAGCACCCTTACCGTCTGTTTATAATCAACAATGGGGGCAATAACGAAGTCTGTGAAGAGGCTACCAAGCAGAATAAGCTCTTTTTGGAATTACGCCCATCTTATAATCTAGGCATCCATGCGGCTTGGAATCTGGCTCTAGCAATGGCAGAGTCAGAATATTTTATCACTTCAGACAACGATATTTATGTGCCTGATTTAGACCCAGACTGGCTGACCCAGATGGTGAAGTTTATGGATGAACGGCCTGACTTTGGGGCGATTTCTCTTCATCCCCACTTTTTCATTGGGGCGGTCAACCTTGACCCCAAAGACCCTGAAGATGTGAAGACCAGAAATATGGCTGGTGCGGTAATGAGGATAATGCGGACGGAGGCGGTACGGAAAGCTGGCGGTTGGGAGCACGTTATCAGGACTGGTAGAAATCACGAGGAAAGCACCATTTGTTCTAGGCTACAAGCTGCTGGCTACAAGGTGGGTATAACGACCCGTATCAGGGCTTATCATCCCTTTGGGGCGGATGTGAGTAATGAGGGTGGTTGGGGCTATCCTAAAGAGTTTGGCCCAGAACAACAAGGTCATAGACCAGAATTAAAAGACTACGTTATTAGTTTTGATAGAAAGGAAAGCTATGATCCAAAAACCTTCCTCCCCAAGACTTAATACTTATTGGGAACAATTAGCCTCTGAAGGCCCGTTTAATATGTATGAATCGGGGCATAGGAATAAAGTGATAGATTTACTCAAGGAGCATAATGTTACCTCGCTCTTAGACATGGGGTGCGGTAGCGGTCCCAACTATATGTTAATGAAACAGAAAGGGATAATGCCTAAGTATAAAGGTACAGATTTATCCTATAACTTTATTGAACAGGCTGAGAAACTCTTTCCCGAAGCAGAGTGGGAAGTCCAAGACATCAGGGATATTCCAGAGAAAGATAATTCTTGGGATTGCGTGGCGGCAGTTCATGTTATGGACCATGTCAAGGAATACGAAAAGGCGATTGAGGAGCTTCACCGAGTTACCAGCCGGTTAGTAATCTTAGACATTTGGAGGCCACTGAGTACGACTGCGGAAACAAAAGTGGAGGATAAGAGTGATTGGAGTGGTGGGAAGTGGGAGAATCAGTGGTTAGTGACTTACAACAAGAATCACCTCGAGAGTATTCTCAAGAAAGTGGGCTTTGAGATAGTTTATGAGGAGAACTTCCCCAATGAGCCCCAAGACCATCATTCATTCATTTATGTCTTAAAAAAGATATGAAACTTAATGTGGGCGGAGGCAATCTCCCAATCGAAGGCTATATCAATGTAGATAAGTATTACTACCCAGATAGTCCTTGGGAGTTAACAAACAAGACTCTGGCTGAAGAATGGAAGACAGGGAAGTACGAAGGGGGTTGGGCGTTTGGAGATGCCTTAGACTTAAAGTTTCCGGCAGAAACCTTTGATGAGGTAAACATGAGCCACGTCCTTGAGCATCTGTCTATGGAGGAAGGGAATCTAGCTTTAATGGAAGCCCATAGGGTGTTAAAGCCTGGCGGGTTTATTGTTGTCGGCGTTCCCAACTTACGGAAAGCCTGTGAGGAGTATTTAAAGACTGACTATATTCAAGAGAAGGACAATTCCCACTGGTATTATGTTATGGGGATGATTTACGGTACGACGGGTAAAGATGGAGAAGGTCAGTTCCATCACTGTGGTTATTCCCCTATGTATCTGACAGAAGTGCTCAAACTGAGGGGTTTTAAAGATATTGTTGAGGTAGCTCCTCCGGCCTACCATAAGGCAGAGTTTAACTTCTGTTTAAAGGGGTTTAAATGAATTTATCGATAATTGTGCCCACCCTCAACACCACTGGCGATCCACACCAGGACATGAAAGTAAACTACAGCCTCCGGCATTGTTTGTTGTCGCTTCAGGAAACAACCAAGGACATTCCGATAATCGTGGTATCTAATAACGGCGACCCCAAGGCTTTACCGATTGAGTTGAGGGACGAGGCAAGAAGAATTAACCTATGGGATCAAGGACAATGTAAAGCAGTCAATGCGGCAGTAGCCACCACAAATACAGAGTATGTAATGATTACCAATGATGACATGGTTTACCCCGAAGGCTGGCTTGAGAAGCTCTTCAAAGAAGAACCAAAGACTAGTGCCGATGGGATTGAATACAGCGACTTACCTGATTGTTTTTCACCAATGCTGATAGAGCCTCAAGACGGAGCTCCTACTTTTAAGAAGGTTTTCTTTGGTGGAGCCGGTGGGGACTTTAATAAAGATGGTTTCCTTGAGTACGCTAAGACCCACGAAGGAAGCGGTTGGCGGACAGGGTTTAATATGCCTGTAGTTATCCGCAGAGATTTATGGGATAAAGTCGGAGGTTACGATGTTAACTACGACCCCTGGGGGTCGAACTCTGATAGCGACCTAGAGTACAAGATTAGATTAGCGGGAGTCCAACCAATGCAGAATACCGATTGTTGTGTATACCATTTCTCCCAGACTAGCGGCACATTTAATCCGAAGTATAAAAGTTATTGGGAGAAGAACTTTGGTTATTTTGAAGAGAAGTGGGGGTTTCCCCGAACTGACACTGGTATCTGGGAAGCTAACTTTGAGATTCCCTACGATAAGTTGAAATACAAACCTTCTTGGGCTAAGTTATGAAAATCAACTTTATCGGCTCTTTCACCCAGGGGTTTGTAGGGGAAACAGCCGATGAACTAATCCTAGCCAATGCTTTATCTGACTTAGGACACGAAGTAACTAAAGTGCCTCGGGATATCTGGAAAGCTCATTGTGAAGGGGAACCGACTGGGGCAGATTGGGTTCTCCCTAAAGAGGCGGATATTAACATCATCTGTAAGTGGCATCATTTTGTTGATGGCAAGTACTGTCGGATTCTAAGGGAAGAAACTGGAGCCCCTGTTTTCTACTGGACCTGGGATTATATGAAATGGCCCGACGCCCCAGAATGGCACAGAAGAATGGCAGAAGCAGCTGACTTACATTTAACCAATGAAGGCGGATTTGAAGAGGTAAATTATATGAAACAATGGGAGATTGAGCCTTATTACTTCCCAATGGATGTGGCCGATAGTCAGTATGTGTCTTACTCGATTATGCAACCCAGGGCTAAAAAATACGATGTAACCTTTTTCGGTAGTTGGATAGGTGAAGGGGTAAGGCAAACCTACTTACCCTTGATTAATAAAGTTTATCCAGTAACGGCGTTTTCTTGGAATCACAAAGATTGGCCAGCCGAGTTTACTGCTTATCCTGCCGTCTATGGTCAGGAGTTTAATGACAAGGTATCTGAAAGCAAAATCTGCCTGCAAATGTCAGTCTACGATGATTGTTGGGGGTATTGGAGTAATCGGACAGGCAAGACTTTATTAGCTGGTGGTTTTCTGCTGGCTCGATATACTCCAGGGATGGAGCTGGCTTTGCGTGATGGGGCAGAGTACTTTAGAGAACCAGATGAGGCGATTGAGAAAATAAAGTACTATCTTGAACACGGAGATGAACGAACCCAGATTGCTAAACGGGGCTGGGAAATTGGTAAGGAAGGGTTTACAAGTCATGCTAGAATGAAAGAATTAGAAATATTAATCAAACGCTTTCTTAAAGGAGATTTAATATGAGTCTTATACTCGGGATTATCGTTTGGTTATTATTATTCTCAATTGATTGGCGGTTAGGATTAATTGCTCTGATTCTTGTTACCATGAGTATTGTTTCAGCGGGGGAAGATGACTAAACAGCTCTTATATAATGCCTGCACATTCGGAAAACCGGAAATAGATGCGGTAATGAAGATGTTTAAGTTAGGGTGGTTGTCAGGTGGGGGAGAAACAGATAGTTTTGAGAAAGAAATGGCCGCTTGGGTAGGAGTAAATCATGCGATTGCCACCAATTCTGGTTCCACCGCTAACTATTTAGCCCTATCTTCTTTAGAACTAAAACCTGGGGATGAAGTGATTACTACTGCTTGCGGTTTCCCGAGTACGGTTAGCCCCATACTTTTACAGGGTCTAACCCCAGTTTATATTGATGTTGATAGGGGTAGCTGGACGCCAAATTTAGATCAACTGGAAAAAGCTATTGGTCCTAAAACTAAAGCGGTGATGTTTGCTCACACATTGGGCAATATGCCGGATATGGATAGACTAATGGAAATTGTTAAAAATTATGGACTTCGCTACGTCGAGGACAATTGCGATGCTCTTGGGTCGACTTGGAAAGGAAAGAAAAGCGGTACTTTCGGTGATGTGTCTACTGTTTCTTATTATCCCGCTCACCATATGACTACAGCCGGGGAAGGGGGGATGGTGTTTACCAACGATCCTATTTTAGCCAAAAAAGCCCAAGTCTTTAGGGATTGGGGAAGAGCTTGTTGGTGTAAGTGGAATGAGAAAAATCCCAATGGGGCTTGCGGGGCTAGATTTGCTAACGAGCCCTTTGACCATAAGTATTACTATATTAAACTAGGTCTTAATTTTAAGATGACGGAAATGCAATCTGCCTTTGGGAGAGAACAAAAAAAGCGTCTAAATGGATTTATCAGGCGAAGGAAGAGAAATTTCAAGATACTTTATAACGAATTAGTTAAGGATAAAAATTGGGCTAATCGTTTGCCCGTTTGGCATAAAGAAGCGGATATTTCCTGGTTTGCTTTTATTCTCCAGTCGCCTAAATTTAAGGGTGCGTCCCTAGTACAGTATTTGGAAAGCCACGGGATTCAGACTCGGGCTTTGTTTGCTGGTAATCTTTTGAACCACCCCGCTTTTAAAAACAAGCCTGGAAGAATTGCCGGAGATTTATCAGTCAGTGATTATGTTCTAGGCAATGTTTTCTTTGTTGGCTTAGGACCAAAACTGACTCCGACTGATATGCGGTATATTGCCAAAACTATAAAGTCATATAAATGAACCCGCCCAAAATCCTTTTAACAGGTGGGGATGGCTTATTAGGAACAGAGCTAAAGCAGTATTTTAAGTGTGATGCTCCATCGATTAAGGAGCTAGATATTACTAACGAGATTAAGTTTGAGCCCTACGATTTAATTATTCACTGTGCGGCTTATACAGATGTACCTAAGGCTGAGATTGAAAGGGGCAAGTGTTTTGACACTAATGTAGCGGGGACGTTTAATATGGTAAACACCTTTAAAGATATTCCTTTTGTTTACATTTCAACAGAGTATGTTTACGAACCGGTGAACTTTTACGCCTTGACTAAGTTGGAGGCAGAGAAGATTGTGTCTGAGCATAGACCTACTTTAATTATCCGCACCCTATTCAAACCCCGACCTTTCCCTTTTGAAAAAGCCTTTATGGATCAATATACCAACGGTGATTATGTTGATGTGATTGCCCCGATGATTGCTACTGCCATTTTAAGATGGAACTGGGAGATAAATGAGGTAGTTAATATCGGCACTGGTAGGAAGACTATCTATGAACTGGCTAAACAATCTCGGGATGTAAAGCCCATGTCAATTGAAGAGATTAAGGATGTTAAGTTGCCTACAGGTAAAAACGTACCTGTGGTTGACTCAAGGGAGTTATGAAAA